CCGGGGGCACCAAACGGAGCAGGAGGCAACACCGCAAAAGACGACAAACCCCGCAAGAAGGAGGAAGCAGTCAAGCCTCTTGAAGAGGAGGAAAAGCAGCTGGACAAACCGCCAGGACTGGAGGCGGTCGAACCTACAGAGGAACAAGTGGAACCCGAACGTCCCGAGGATCCCCCCAAGGTGGCCGACACCGACAACGGTGGCAACACGCCAGCCGACGCCGAAGTCGCCGCGGGGGCGAGCGAGGACCGGAGAACCTACACCACACCACATGGACACGTTGCGGTTATCGGGCAGGAGTTCAACAAAGAAGTACCGCACAATCACCAGCCAATAGTTGGTGCACTCATTGGCCCGTGCCAACGCACACCCAACGTGTACAGCAAGACCGCGGAGAATTTGAAGAGCGCGGTCAAGAAGAGAATCACCGAGAAGCAGAAAGGATGCGTGCTGTCGGCTACCGAGCAGAAACGGATACAGAAACTGGTACAGCAATGCATGGGTCGGGACCGGAGACGCGGCATATTCTCCGAGACTCGAGTGCGGAAGTGGGCTGAGGAGAACCTCCACATCGAAGATCTGGTGTCATCGAAATGGAGCACACAACGCCTAAAGGCCGCGCTGGAGAAGATGTGGGCGGACCCCGAACCCAAATTTCAGCACAAGGCAGACATCAAGTATGAGTGCATGCCTGAAGGCAAAGCACCAAGAATGCTGATCGCTGACGGTGATGACGGGCAATTGATGGCGTTGGCCGTGGTGAAGTGCTTCGAGGACCTGCTGTTTGAGTGGATGGAAGCGAAATCCATCAAGCACGCATCCAAGAAGCAGGCCATGGGACGGATAATCAAGGAATTGCAGAAAGCGGGAGGTAAAGCCATCGAAGGCGACGGATCCGCTTGGGACACAACCTGCAACCTGAAAATCCGCAACCTCATCGAGAACCCGGTGCTCTACCACATCATGGAGATCTTGGTCGACTACGGTGTGGTCCCAGACAGCTGGGCTCAAGAGCATTCGAAGGCCAACGAGAAGGAGCAGCTCAAGCTCTTTTTCAAGAACAAGTTCGAGACGTTGCGCATCACGATAGATTCCATCAGAAGGTCGGGGCATCGAGGCACGTCGTGTCTCAACTGGTGGATAAACTTCGTGATGTGGGTGTCTTCCGTCTTCAAGGCCCCCGAAAGATTCCTCGACCCCAATGTCAGATGCGGCGAGGACGTCACGGGAACCAAGAGATGGTGGAACGGCGTCTTTGAGGGCGATGATTCCCTCGTGGTGATGGCACCCCCCATGGAGGCTGACGACCCACTTTCCAGGAAGTTCCTGAAATTTTGGTCGGACGCAGGATTTGACATGAAAATCGTGTTTTGTAAGAAGCGCGCGACGGTCGTCGGCTGGCACATTGCATGCGACGACGGAGCGCTCACGAGCACGATGAGCCCGGAACTACCACGGGCGTTGGCCAACTCGGGGGTTGGAGTGTCACCTGGAACTGTGGCGGCCATTTTGAAGGGTGACGACAAAGCACTGCGGCGCGTGGCGAAGGCATCAGCACTCGCACGCGCCGCGGATTTCGCGGGCATATTGCCGTCCGTCTCAAACAAATACTACGAGTACGCAAAGAGCATCACGGCGCTGGCCGTGGAAGACAGGGAAATGAGCATGCGCACTTTCGGAGAGGACGGCCACGGATCAACTGAGATCGAGGAAATGATCATCAGCGAGAATGCAGCGATAACACCCACGAAAGAGTTGATGACGCTGGACAAGCTCGGCTATGGAGCCACACCAGCGGACATCGAAAGGTTCAAAACATACACTTGGTCCATGGACCCGGAATGCTTGACTGACTACCACGGCTTCCATTGCTCATTACCGCCCAACTGGCGGTGCTGACCCATGAACGATGTGAACCCTTGCATGCCCTCTCATCGGATTTAGGGGGACGTGGCCGTAAGACAACGACGGCCGCGGAGAAATGTGTGTGTCCAAACAAACTTCGGATCAACCTGCCGTCCCCGCGGACACCCTTCCGCAGATCGCCCCGGGAGGTGCACCAACATAGGGCAAATTTCCCTAGGTGCGGCACATGCCTTATTCTTCTGCCGACACGCTACGCGAGCGTAATCGGTGAGAGCCTGGTGGTGGGGAGCGGACCCACCTGAGGTGAGGCTGAGGGGGCGCCCGATTTAGTCCCGGGTGTAATGCCAGACTTAATGCCCCTTGGTACGAGACCCCCAGGGCGTGGGCCTATACAGACAGTAGGTCAACAGTAGTGCACGGCTGGTAACGGCCGTGCGTTGCAAGGGGTTCTTCCAGATGGAGACGGTACCCAGGCCGGATGGAATCCGGTGTTGGGCTGGGAGCGAGGATGTCGGGCACCCCGTACTGGTCAAGAGCTGAACAAGGCACGAGCCAGCCGCAAATCAGCCTGGTCAGACGCTGGTGTTTCGAGTTACGGGCCATCGGCCCCGCTTCGCATTCTGGACCGACGACTTGTATAGTCGCGTCGTTGTATAGACACACTTGAACCGTGGGCTGTCCGCCCGGGCTGGGTTATGTCCAACTGTGTAGTAGGACGGACCACGGGACAAGTGATGCAGCGCTGCCCGGTCTGTGTTCATGCCAAAACGAACACACGTGACCAGACCGGAAGAAGGGAATCCCCCTTGAAGGCATTTGTATAGCAACC